ATCGAGTTTGTGACCCACTGCATCCGGCCCTGGGCGGTGCGGCTCGAGCAGGCGATCCACTGCGCGATCCTGAGCGATTCACCGCAGCAGAAACGCACTTTCTTCGTCGAGCTGATGCTGGACGGCCTGATGCGCGGCGACCTGCAGTCGCGGTATGCCGCCTACAGCGTCGCTCGCAATGCCGGCTTCCTGAGCGTGAACGACATCCGCAAGCTGGAGAACATGAACCCGATCGACGGTGGCGACCGCTACCTGGAGCCGCTCAATATGCAGTCGGTGGGCGAGGATGGCTGATTACCTCGGCGAAGAGATCGACCTGCAACCGACCGAGGCTATGCAGCGCGAGGCCGCGATCGGCTTGGAGTTTCGCGAGGAGTATGGGCGCGGCGGCACCGCGGTCGGCGTCGGGACGGCCAGGGCGATCCTGAGCGGTTCGGAACTGTCGCCCGAGCGCGTCCGTCGGATGTATGCCTACTTCGAGCGGCACGAAATCGATCGAACAGCGCCTGGCTACGACGACGACGATGAGGAGTATCCCTCGGCCGGCAAGATTGCCTGGCTGCTCTGGGGCGGCGATCCGGGTCGAGTCTGGGCTACGAGGAAGAGGGGCGAACTGATGAGAATCGACGAAATGAACCAAGGCGATCGCCAGCTGTCGCTGCGGCAGATGCCTTGCGAGTTCAAGGCGCACGATGATACACCTCACACGTTTGAGGGCTACGGATCGGTCTTCGGCGTCCAAGACGCCTACGGCGACATCGTCGAGCCTGGTGCCTTCACCGAGACGCTGCAGAAGTCGCATCAGTCGGGGATCATGCCGGCGATGCTGTGGCAGCACAATGCCGTTTCGCCGATTGGTGTCTGGACGGCGATGCATGAGGACGAGTACGGCCTGCATGTCATCGGCGAGCTGGCCGACACCACGCTCGGCAACGAAGCCTACACGCTGATGAAGATGGGCGCGCTCAGCGGCTTGTCCATCGGGTATTCGGTGGTGCGCGATGAATACGACCGCAAGCGCGATGCGCGTTTGCTGAAGCAGATCAATCTCTGGGAAGTCTCGCCTGTCACGTTCCCGGCCAACAGTGACGCGCGAGTCGACTCCGTGAAGAACGCCGACGGCGGCTATCGAGGGTTGGAGCGCATCCTGCGCGATGCAGGCTTCTCCCGCTCTCAAAGCAAGCTTATCGCCAGTCGAGGATTGGGCGCGCTGCGTGAGGCAGAGGCGAAAGAGATCACGTTGTCAGACGCGGATGTCGCTGCCTTAGTGGCGAGATTCAATTAGTAACCGTTTTGTGGAGACGATCGATCATGAATGAGATCAAACAGGTGCTTGAGGCGCAGGCCCAAGCGTGGGAACAGTTCAAGAGCGCCAACGACGAGAAGCTGGCCGCGATTGAGAAGCGCAGTTCGGTGTCCGATTACGACGCCAAGCTCGCCAAGATCAACGCCGACCTGGAACGGCTGAGCGAGTCGCAGAAGGCGATCGCCGCCGCGCAGACCCGCACGGAGACCGTGGTCGAGCAGACCAGTGACGAACACCGGAAGGCGTTCCAGCGCTTCATCCGCAAGGGTGACGCGATGGCCCTGGACGGCATCAAGGGCGCGCGCGTCAGCGATGACACGACCGGCGGCTATCTGGTGCCGGCGGCGGTTGTCGGGCCGATTGTGCAGCGCATCTTCGACTCCTCGCCCGTGCGCCAGGTGGCGCGCATCCAGGCGATCACCGGCAACGCGATCGAAGGCGCGGTCGATTACGGCCAGTTGTCGGTCTCGTGGCTCGACGAAGTGACGGCCAGCAGCGACCCGACCACGCCGTCGCTCAAGAAGTATCGCGTCGAGGTCAACAACCAGCGCAGCTCGCCGCGGATTTCGCCCGTCCTGCTCGAAGATGCGGCGGTGGACATCGAAGCCTGGATCGGCGAGAAGATCGCCCGTGACTTCGCGCTCAGCGAGAACACCGCCTTCGTCGCTGGCTCGGGTGTCGCGCAGCCTCGCGGCTTCACGACCTACACCACGGCGGCAACGGCTGACAGCTCGCGCGCCTGGGGTCAGTTGGAGCACGTCAAAACCGGCACGGCTGGCGGTTTCGGCAGCAACGCCAACGGCATCGACAAGCTGACCGACGTCGCGTACAAGGTCAAGGCTGGCTATCGGCAGAACTCGGTCTGGATGATGTCCAAGGCCACCCTGGCGACGGCTCGCCAGATCAAGACCAGCAACGGCGACTACATCTGGCAACCCAGCGCTCAGGCCGGCACGCCGGCGACGCTGCTTGGCTACGCGGTGGTCGAGGCCGAGGACATGCCGACGATCGCCACGGACAGCCTGTCGGTGGCGTTTGGCGACTTCCGCGCTGGCTACATGGTGGTCGATCGCATCGGCCTCAGCGTGCTGCGCGATCCCTACAGCAACAATCCCTACACCACGTTCCACGCGGTGCGTCGTGTGGGCGGCGGTGTGGTGGATTTCGACGCCATCAAGTTCCTCAAGTTCTCGGCGTAACCGTTATTCAGCAGCAGGAGAAGACATATGCTTCGCGATTCACTCGACGAGATCAAAGTGACCTCCGCATTCAACTACGCCGCTCGGACGGCGTCGGCGAATGGCACCAACATCATCGACATGCAGGGCTTCGGTGCGTGTTCCTTCGTGGTGCAACTCGCCACGGTGACCACGGCTGACAGCTCGAACCTGTTCACGTTCACCATCACGCACGGCGACGACTCGACGCTGAGCGATGCCGCCACGGTGACGGCGGCGCTCGGTCTGCTCGGCAGCAACCTCGTGATCAACGATGCGGCCACGCAGAGCAACATGCGCGGCATCATGGGCTACGTCGGCGGCAAGCGCTACGTGCGCCTGGTGGCGACCGAAACCGGCATCGCGTCGGCGGCGTTCTCGGCTGATGCCATCCAGACGATGGGCGCATCGCAGCCGGTCGGCGACTCGGCGTTCGCCTAACTCGACCAGAGACGCGCTGGGGCTATCTCTGGCGCGTCTCTTCATCTTGGGTGTTGTCGATATGATTGTCGAAATGTTGCGGGACGTGGTGCTGTCCGATCGCGTGTTGCGCGTCGGCGCTGTCGACGTGCCTGACCCGCTCGCAGCGGCTTTGATCTATCAGGGCGTTTCTCGAGCGCTGGCCTCGCCGGTCATCGCGGCGGTCGTGCCGCCAGAAGTGAAGGGCAAACGACGTGTGGCAGTCCCAGCCCGTTAGCACGCTGATCACGGCGCCGTCGGTCGAGCCGTTGACGCTCGCCGAGGCCAAGGTGTATCTGCGCGTCGATTCGACGTCCGAGAACAGCCTGATGACCGGCATGATCGTGGCGGCTCGGCAATACGTGGAGACGTACACCCGTCGCGCGTTGACGACGCAGACCTGGGACTTCCGCTACGCCGCGCTGATGGAGACGCGCCGGCCGTTGATCGTGCCGCGCGCACCCTTGCAATCGGTGACCTCGGTCACCTATCTCGACGACGACGGCGCGACGCAGACGTTCAGCAGCGCCGACTATACCGTCCGCGTGTTTGCCGGCCCGACCGCGGGTCGTGGCTACGTCGAGCTGGACGAGGACATCTCTCTGCCGTCGCTGTTTACGGACGCCTTGCTGCCGGTGACGGTGCGCGCGGTCTGTGGCTATGGCGCGGCGGCGGCGGTGCCGGACGGCCTGAAGATGGCGATGTATCTGCTGCTTGGCGACCTCTACGAACAGCGCCAGGAGACCATGACCTCGACGTCGTCCAGCACGAAGACCACGACCGAGCGGCTGATGGCACCGTATCGGCTGCTCGAGGTGCCATGATCATTGGATCACTGCGACGCGAGATTGCCGTCGAGAACCCGACGCGGACGGCCGACGGCGAAGGTGGCTTCACAGACACCTATGCCGCGGCATCGCCGTCGCCGGTCTGGTCGCGTTTGGAACCGGCCACGCCGCGCAACGTCGAGCGCCTGGTCGGCAACACGATCGACGCGCCGATCACCCACATCGTCACCATGCGGTACCACGCCAGCGTCTCGGCGATTACGCGGCTGACCTACGGCTCGCGGTATCTGTTCGTGCGTGGTCTGCAGAACGTGGACGAGCGGAATGAAGTGCTGCATCTGGCCTGCGAGGAGCTGGCGTGAGCTTCTCCTGGAACGGTCTGACGAGTTTTCGGGCGCAGTTGTCGGCGATGCCTGGGGCGTTGGCTGATGCGGCGGTGCCGATCCTCCAGAGCACCGCGGATCAGGCCGCAGAGACGATTCGCCAGCAGTATCCGGTGGTCACGGGCAACCTGCGGCGTGGCGTCAAGGTGCGCGGTCTGAAGCGCGAGGGCGCAGCGGTCTCGATTGTAGTCGCGAGCACGGCGCCACACGCGCATTTGTACGAATATGGCACGGTGCTGCGAGCGAATCTGAAGGGGTCGAATCGCGGCACGATGCCGGCGAAGCCGGTGATCTCGGCGGTCGCGCCCAGATTCAGGCGCGCGATGGATGGGGAACTGATCGACATGCTCGAGCGGAAAGCGCGAGAGGCGGTGTCGTGAGTTCGCCACTCGCCGCTGCCGTGATCGCCAAGTTGGCGAATGACGCCACCTTGACCTCGCTCGCGCCTGGCGGCGTGTTCCGCGACGTCGCGCCGCAGGACACGACCGGCCCATATATGATCGTCACGCAGATGGCGCACGAAGACGTCTACCAGCAGGTCAAGGCGCTCGGGTTCGAGTCGGCCCTGTATCTGGTCAAGGCTGTGCAGTCGTCGACCTCGGCCTCCGGTGCGATGGCGGCGGCAGCTCGAGCGCATGTCCTGCTGCAGAGCGCCAACCTGACGATCACGGGATTTAACTGCATGGATGTGCGCCGCGAGGAGCGCGTCGAATACGTCGAGATCGACAACGAAGGCGATCGACGGTTCCAGCACCGCGGCGGCATGTATCGCGTCGAGGCGTCACCCGCATGATGCCCCAGAAGTTCCTGGTCGTGCATCCAGGCGCGCAATTCTCAACGCACGATGTCCATGTCGCGCTAGTCGAGGGTCTGCGCGCGCGCGGCTGCGCGGTGGCCGAGTTCAGGCTGGACGGACGCATCGAGCGGCAGCATCAGTTCCTTCACTTCTTGTGGCGCCGCGAGAAGAAAGCCCGACCCGACACGCACTGGCCGAAGCCGACCGCCGCCGACGTGCTGTATCAAGCCAGCGCCGGCCTGGTCGAGCGCGCGCTGCAGCGGAATTGCACCGATGTGATCGTCGTCAGCGCGATGTTCCTGCAGCCAGAACGGATCGCGCTCTGCCGGCGAGCCGGTCTGCGGGTGTGGCTGCTCTGCACCGAAAGCCCGTATGACCTCGAGCAGGAAATGCGGATCGCTGGCCTCTGTAACGGCTGCTGGACGAACGAGCGCACCTCGGTGCCGGCGCTGCAGGCGATGACGCCGACCGCGTATCTGCCGCACGGATGGCGACCTGGTGTGCATGATCAGGTGTCCAACGCGACGCCAGACATCGACGTGCTGTTCGTCGGCAGTCTCTTTAATGAGCGCCGGCGCTGGATCGAAGCCGTTGACTGGACGGGCATCGACCTGGCGATCTATGGCACGACCGAGATGCTGGGGTCGCGCTCGAGCTTGCAGGCCCATGTGCGCGGTCATATGGTGAGTAACGTCGACGTGGTCGCGCTGATGCAGCGATCGCGGATCGTGCTCAACCTGTTCCGGGGCAGTCCTGGCGTGGTCGCGGAGTCGCTCAATCCGCGATGCTACGAAGCGACCGCTGCGGGTGCGTGCCTGGTCTCAGATGCGCGTCCTGAGCTGACCGAGGTGTTCGGCGACAGTGTGCCGATCATCACGCCCGAGACGACCTCGTCGGTGCTTCGCGAGCTTCTGGCTGATGACGCGCGGCGTCTAAGGCTGGCATCATCCGCACGGAAGGCTGTGGCCGCGGCCAGTTGGCCCGTGCGCGTCGATCAAATGTTGGCAAATATCAATCAGTGGCAGCAGTCGATGCTGTCGAGGAGTGCATAGGCGATGGCAAAATATCACGGTAGGAGCGGCTCTCTGTTTCTCGCGTCGGCCAATGGCGGCAGCGCGATCTCTGTCGTCAACCTGACGCAGTTCAGCCTCTCGCAGGAAACCGACACCGCGGACGTCACGGCGCTCGGCGACACCGCGCGGTCGTTCGTCCTGGGTGTGAAGAACAGCACGGCGACGTTCTCGGGCTTCTTCGCGGATGATGCGGATGTGCCGTTCGACGCCTTCGATCAGAATCAGAGCGGCGGCACGGTGCCGGCGTATCTGTATCCAGGCGGCAGCGGCGTGGCGCGGTACTGGCACGGCGAGGTCTGGCCGACGGCGGTCTCGATCGAAGACGGCGTCGGTGGCGCGGTCACGATCAGCGGCAGTCTGCAGTTCAACGGCAGCTGCACGCGCGTCGGGTAATCGCTGATGAAGCTGGCCGGGATTGAAGGCGAGATTAAGTGGTCGTATATGACCGCTGCCTCGTTCGGGCCGTGGCAGGTCGACACACACGCAGACGGCACGGCGTCGCTCACGGGCGGCGTCGTGTCGTTTGATCCGTATCGGGTGTCGCAGGCACCCTTAAAGGCGCGACTCTGGATCGGCAATCACACCCAGACGCGCCCGGTCGTCACCCTGCAGATTACGGCCGAGTCGATCACCGCGACGCTCGGGCCATCGGAGAGCAAATGAAGAAGCACACGACTCAGGAACACGCCAACAGCAGCTGGTTTACGAAGCCCTCGACGACGCGACTGTCGCTGCCTGATCTGGCCGGCATGGATCAGGATCAGTGGATCGACGTCAAGCACGAACTCTCAGCCGGCGAGCAGCGCGCGGCGATGGCGCGCACGGTGCATTCGATTCGCGCGGATGGACGCATCGAACCGAACCTCGAGCAGGTCGGCGTGGCCGAAGTGCTGGCCTACCTCGTCGACTGGTCGCTGCAGGATGAGCAGGGCAAGTCGGTGCCGTTGAACGAAAGCGCTCTCAAGGCGCTGCGCGTCGACGCGGCGCGCGCGATTGAAGACACCGTGCGCGCGCATGTCGCGGCGGTCGCGGAGGCCGCAAAAAAAGCGAGCACCGGCACTACGTCACTCTTGGCCTGAGGGTCTGTCGCATCATGCGATGGTCGTGGGCCGAGTTTGAGGCGGTGCCGGTCAGTGTGTTGACTGTGTTATTGGACGAGCTGCAGCGCGAATCGGAATCGAGAGACTAGTGGCTGTTACCGCGAAATTCCAAGCCGACTTCAGCGACTTCCTGCGCGCCGTCAAGGCGGCTGATGGGAGCCTCGAGGCATTGCAGTCGGCGGCTGGCAGCACGACGTCCAGCGTCCAGCGTCTCGCGAATAGCTTCAGCGGCGAAACGCTGATCCGTCGGGCCACGGACGCGGTCGAGTCGATCAAGCTGATCGGCGGCGTTAGCAAGCTGAGTGACAGCGAGGTCAGCAAGCTCTCAGCGGAGATGGAACGCGCGGTCGACAAGATGCAGCGCATGGGCGTGGCGGTGCCGACCACCGTGGGCGCGTTGCGATCTGAACTGACCGATCGCCTGCCAGCCGCCGCCGCCAAAAGCACGGGCGCGATGGCGAAGCTGGGCCAAGGCTTTACCCAGGCCTTTGCGGCCTTCACCTTGGCCGGACTGGCCGATCGGGCCATCAGTCAGCTGATCAGCATCGGCAGTCAGTCGCTCCAGGCGGCGGGTGATATCGCTGACCTGGCCGACAAGACGGGCCTGTCGGTCTCGACGCTGCAGGAGATGTCCTTCGTGGCCGGCCAGACCGGCACGACGATCGAGGCACTCAGCAAGGCCGCACTCGACCTTGGCATCCGGCTGGGCAAGGGCGGCAAGGGTGTCGCCGAGGCCGTCAGCGAACTCGGTCTGGAGCTGCAGACGCTGCAGGGCTTGTCACCGGACGATCAGTTCCGAGAGATTGCGCGAGCCGTCGGCGAGATTGAGTCGCCGCAGGATCGAGCCAGGATCGCGGTCGAGCTGTTCGGGAAGTCGGGCAAGGAAATCTTAGCGGCGATCGAGCAGGGCTATGACCGTCTGGCGGCGGCGGCGCCGCGCATGTCGGACAAGAACGTCGAGGCGATGGATCGCATCGGCGATCACTTAAGGCTGCTGAAAGACGGCAGCGTCACCGCGATCGGCGCGATCATTGGCGCGACCTTCCGATTCGGCGAGACGGTCTCGAATGTCTTGACCTTGGGTCAATACGCTACGGCCATCGAGAACATCGCCAACTCAGCGGTCAAGGCCGCTGACAAAATCAACAACGTCACGCAAGTCACGGACGACTATGTCGGGGTCTACCTCGAAGCGTTATCGGTCACGAACAAGCTGACGAAGGAGCAAGTGTTCCAGATCGCCTCTGGCGAGCGCATGGGCGCGACGATGGAGCAGTTGACCGAGAAGTTCGGCGTCAGCGAGCAGGTGATCAAGCTCGCCACCGAACGCTACAAGGCGCTGACTGACGCCCAAAAGAAATCAGAGGAGCAGACCGCGAAGGCTGCTGAGACGCAGCGGAAGTTCCTCGACTCGATCGGCGATCTGCGGGTCTGGGCTGAGTACAAGCAGGGCGTGCAAGACTCTGGTCAGGCGCTCCAGAATCTGTCCAAAGGTCTGGAGGCCAACGGCAACCTGATGTCCCGCTCGAATAAAGAGGCGGGGATCGCTCAAGTAGAGGCGCAGAAATTAGCGGACGAGTTCACCGGCAAATTAGTGCCGGCGATCAAGGCCGTGTCTACCGCGCTAGAGAAACCGCCAGACTTGGCGGCGTTCAAGGGCGCCATCTCGCAGCTCGGGCCGACGATCCTTGGGGCGCTGCAGGGCGGCGGCGACGTGGTCAAGTCGATCGGCAGTTCGCTCGGTCAGGGTCTCGGCACTGACCTGGTCACCAAGTTCGGTGGCTCGATTATCTCAAAGCTCGGCCCGACGCTCGGCGGCGCGGTCAACAGCCTGATTCCAGGCGTCGGCGCGCTGCTCGGGCCTCTAATGGGTGCGGTCGCCGGCAAGCTGCAGGGACTGTTCACGAACACGCTGAAGAAGGAAGTCGAAGCGGCAAATAAGGAAATCGACAAGCTCAAAGATGCCTTATTCAAGTCGTTCGGGCCGCTTGAAGACCTCGAGCGAAAGGCGCAGGCGGTCGGGCTGTCGTTCGTCGAGGCGTTCGGGCATCAGGGCCAGCAGGGGCTGAGGGATTTCACCGCGCTGACCGAGGAGTTCAAAAAACGCTGGGAAGCGTTGAACGCGGAACTGGCGAACAGCCAGGCGGCGCTCAAGGGCGTCGAAAGCGAGATCAGCGGCCTCATCGCCAAGGCGCAGGGACTTGGCTACGAACTGAACGCGAATGGCGAAATCGTCGGCATCTCGTTCGAGAAGATGAAGACGCTCGCGAAGGACTACGGCATCGACCTCGCGGCCCTCGGGCCAGCCTTCCAGTCCGCGCAGATTAGCGCCGGCGCGGCGCAGCTGATCATGGACTTCGACCTGCTGACCAGAGGCGGGGCCGATTTCGACGCCGTGCTGGCTGGCATGGCTGGCTCGATCAATAAGCTGGTGCAGGACTCGATCAAGTTCAAGGTCGACATCCCCGAGAACATGCGCCCGATGATCGAGGGTCTGTTCAAAGCTGGCAAGCTCACCGACGAGAATGGCGTCAAGCTGAAAGACCTCTCGGGCATCAAGTTCGGCGCGCCTGTCAAGACCGAGTTCGACAAGATTGTCGATGTATTGACGCCGTTGATCGCGCGCATGGGCGAGCTGGTGGACGCGATTCAAAGCCTTTCTGATCGGATCGACGCGGCCACCAGGCCACGGACGGTCGACATCGGCTTCAACGTCGCGCCCATTCCCAACATTCCCGATTTTGGTGTGGCTGAGCCAGCCTTCGGTGGCGGCGTCGCGCGGGGCCGTGTGGAGCGGTTCGCTGGCGGGGGCATGGTGGGCGGCAGCGGCGAATCGGACGCCGTGCCGGCCCTCCTGACGCCTGGAGAGGGCATTCTCAGCCGGCGCGGGATGCAGGCGCTCGCGAAATTGAACCACGGCGGGGCCATCGGGTCTGATCCGGCGCTCCGGGCCGAGATTCGCGGTCTCCGCGCTGATCTGTCCCTGATGCAGCAAGCGCAGGAACTGCTCCTGCCGCGGTCGATCGCCCGTGCGGTACGCGATGCCATCCTGGTGGCGACGTAATGGCAGCGATTACCACCGCGATCGAGCTGGAGCTGATCGGTCGCGATGCCGGATGGACGGCAATCTCGGGCGACGTCTTGTCGCCGCTGTCGATGCGCTACGGCATCCGCGGCAGCGGCCCGACCGACCGCACCGCCTCGAGCGGCCAGTGCCGATTCGTGCTTGACAACAGCGCCAGCAACAGCGGCGGCGTGGTGGGTTACTACTCTCCAGGTCATGCCTCTGCTCGTCCAGGCTTCACGCTCGGCATTCGCGTGCGGGTCACACTGACCGATCCGGCCACCTCAGTCAGCACCGTGAAGTTTGTTGGCTCCATCACCACGATCGTGCCAGATGCTGGCGCCTATGGATCGCGGCGGGTGCAGGTCGAAGCCAGCGACTGGATGGATGACGCCGCTCGAGCCAATACGCAAGGCATCACGACGCAGATCAACAAACGCAGCGATGAGGTGTTTTCGACGCTGGTCTCGAATGTCGCGCGCGCACCTGAGGCGACCTCGATTGCGACTGGCCGCGACACCTATGCCTACGCGCTCGACACGGCGCAGGACGAGAAAGCGACGCCCATCCTTGGAGAAATCGCCTCGGTGGTCGCCAGCGAGCTGGGCTACTGCTATCAAAAGGGCGATGGCACGGTCGTCTTCGAAGCGCGATTCAATCGACTGAGCATCACCGATCAACTGATCCTGACTAACGACATGGAGCAGGTCGGCGTCACGAACGACCGATCGGACGTCTTGACGCGCGTCCAGGTCACGACGCATCCGCGTACCGTGGATACCTCGAACGTCGTGCTGTATCAACTGAAGACGGTCACCCGTGTGCCGTTTGGTGAGTCGATCACGCTGCTCGGGCCATATACCGATCCAGACGCTAGAGCAACCCGCGTCGGCGGCACGTCGATGGTGACGCCAGTCGCGGTCACCGACTATTTGATGAATAGCCTAGCTGATGGCACTGGTAATAATCTGACGAACTCCTTCTCGGTTTCGGCTGAGCTGGGCGGCAACAGTGTCAGGTTTACGATCACGAACAACGCCACCGTCGAAGGCTTCATCACGTTCCTGCAGACCAGAGGTCTGGGCATCTACGACTACGAGAAGACGGTCGCCGAGGTCAGCAACTCCGCGCTGGCAGCAAGCTATGGCGACTCCGTCGCGATTGTGAATATGCCCTTCCAGGATGATCCGGCGGTCGGCATTAATGCCGCGCGATATCTTTTGGGCCTGTACGAGCCAGCCACAGTCGGCATTTGGTATCTCGGGCAGTCTGGAGCCAGCGAACTGGGTGTCACGACGCAACTGGCGTATTTCGCGCCGGTCGCGGTCGGTTCCGTGCGGCTGTCGCCGCGCACCTCTGCGCTGCAGACGCAGATGATCGTGCGCGAGGTCGGCGACCGCATTCGCGTGAATGAGACCGTCACCGGCCTCGCGGCCAGTTTCTACATCCAGTCGGTCGACATGGACGTCGTGGCGCCAGGCATTCCGACGGTCACCTGGGGACTCGCACCAGCCGGCGCGCAGCTGTATTGGGCGCTCGGGCAGACGGGCTACGGCGAACTCGGCGAGACGACGTGGCTGAGTTACAGTTAACAACGAGGAGAACGCATGGCATACGTCCAACCTTCGACGCAGATTACCGGCACACTCATCACCGCCGCCACCTGGAATCAGGACGTGGTCGACAATACGATCGCGATTCGTGCAGGTGGGGTCGCGATCGCCTCGCAAGCGGCCAATGATGTGTTCTATGCGTCCAGTGCGACTCAGGTGGCGCGTCTCGCAGCTGGCACCTCAGGCCTGGTGCTGACGACGCAGGGGGCCGGCACCGCGCCCATCTGGGCGGCTGGTGGCGCAGGCGACAGCGATCAAACCGTCTTGGCAACCCAGATATTCAGCTAAGGAACAGACATGGCTACCTTCAGTAAACTCAAGCTCTCTGGCTCGACCGACGGCAAGCAGATTAAGGTCGCCGCAACCGCCACGGCTGGCACCACGATCCATACCGCATCAGCTACGGCGCTGGATGAAATATGGCTATTTGCCGTGAACAGCGACACGACGGCCCGAAAACTCACCGTTGAGTGGGGAGAGGCCACGGCGCCGGATGGCAACATCGAAGTCACGATCCCTGCTGAGAGCGGCTACCTGCTTGTCGTGCCGGGACTGTGCTTGACCAATTCGTTAGTGGTGAAGGCGTTCGCCGCCACCGCCAACGTGATCCTGATCAACGGGTACGTCAACAGGATCGCCTGATGAGACGCCAACGTAATCTTCTCGGGCCGCAAGGCATGGGCGGGATGGTGGGGCTGTGGGGCCAGTCCAGTTTAGTCGCGTCGGTGCAGCGCGGAGTGTTCACTATTGCGTTTGGTTCCACTTCGGCATCAGCGACGATTGCCGCTGTTGATCTCGCCAATGCGATTCTTATCTATACCGGAAGCACCTACAACACGGATACGTCTACCGATGAGCAATTGTTTGAATGCCGACTGACGCTCACGAATGCGACAACGGTCACAGGAAATCGCCAAAACACCGGGAATGGGTCGGATGTGGGATACGAAGTGATTGAGTTTCTGCCCGGTGTGATTAAGAGCATGCAACGAGGCACCATCTCGCTGACCGGGGCGCAGCAATCCAATACGGCCACGATTACGAGTGTGAATACTGCCCGAGCGATGATGGGCTTCCTGAACTCACAGGATCAGGATGTAAGTGGGTATGGTGCGAGATTTAAATCAACCACTGTACTTACTAATGGCACCACAGTGACCACCTTACGAACAGCTGCCGTATATACACATGCGTCCAGCTATGAAGTTGTGGAGTTTTACTAATGAGACAGCTACAGATCAAGAACGGCATCTCCCAGAGCGAGTGGAGCGGCAGTGGTGGAATGCCGATCCCACCCGATAACACATGGACATTCGTGGATGTCACGGATCGGCCAGACGCACAAGTGGGCATGACCTACGATGCAGCCACCGATACCTTCGGCCCTGCGCCTGTGGTTGTCAAAACCGTCGTCACGCCCTCGCAAGTCATCAGTGTGTTGACCGCTGCGGAGTGGCAGATCGCCACCACCAGCACGGATGCGGATGTCGTGTGGGCAATGGCACAGTTCCAGTTGGCTACACAGATCGACATAGCGTCGCCTGTCTTCTCACAGTTGATGGCTGGCTTGGTGAGCAAGGGCATTGTCACCGCCGCCCGTGCAGCCCAGATTCAGGCCGCACTTGTCGCTTTGGCGAATGCGTGACATGGACGAGCTGAGCCTCGGCGAAATCGGTCGCGCCTTGTCCCGGCTCGAGCACGGGCAAACCCTGCACGGCGAGAAGCTCGAGGAGATTCGCGCCCAGACGGTGCAGACCAACGGCTTCGTGGCGCGACACGAAGAACGACTCGCCGCGCAACAGCGGATCATCGCCAGCCTGCAGGATGATCATGGGCGCGTGGTCTGGACGGTGATCGGTCTGATCGTGACCATCGTGGCCGGCGTGACGGTGGCGTGGCTCGTCGGTCGGTCGTGACCATTGAGTCGATCTTGGACGACGTCCTGCGTCGTGAGGGCGGGTACAGCGATCACCTGGCCGACGGCGGTGGCCCGACGAACTTCGGCATCACCGCCAACGTGCTCGGGCAGTTTCGGCAGTGGGGTCGGCGCGCCACCAGGGCCGAGGTGCAAAAGCTCACCGAAGCCGAGGCGCGGGAGATTTATCGCCGGCAGTTCGTCGCAGCCCCAAGGCTGGATCGCGTGCCGGACGAGCGGCTGAGGGCGCTCCTGGTCGACTTTTGCGTTCACAGCGGCCCTGTGCGAGCGGTAAAGGCACTCCAGCACGCGCTCGACGTGCCGATGGACGGGGTAATCGGGCGGCAGACGTTGACGGCGCTGGCCGGCGCAGATGCCGAGGCGGTATATCGGTCGGTGCTTCGCGAGCGCGGCGAGCTGCTGGCGGCGATCCTGCACCGCGATCCGACCCAGCGGGTCTTCGCGGCCGGCTGGCTGCGGAGGCTGATGGAGTTTGTCTAGTGCCTCATCGCGCCACGGGCGAGTGCCGTATCACCTTGCCGGCCAGTCATCGCATCGTCTATACGCTGGCCGTAAGACGAGGCGACGAGTCGGGCCGATATTGGGTGCGGGTGAGCGCGGATGATTCGACGGGGGACGTCTATCTGTCCTGCTGGCGAGCGGCACAGACCAAAGGCGACCTCCGCACGGGTCGCGAGGAGAGGTAAACGACATGGCATATTCAACGGTGTGGGCAAGTAAGAGCCGAGCGATTCTCGACGTCGCCGAGCGCATTAAGGCGCAGTATCCGCAAGCGTGGGACGAGGTCAAGGTTCCCGGCCAGGCGTCGCGCACGTTCATCTCGCTGGTCGCGGCTGAGTGCCAGCGAACCATCAGCGCCGACATCGGCTGCAACCTCAAGCGCGGTGGGCCGGATGTGAGCCTCGACGTGTTGGCGATGCCTAATTCGAGCGGTGCTCGAGATGCCACCGGCAAGTTTCCCGGCCTCGAGCTGGTCGACATCATCGGAGGCGCTGAGGGTGGATCGAGCAATCCTGAGCCGCAGCTTGTCTGGGGCGACGTGACGCAGAAGACCATCGACGCCGGCGTGCCTGGTGGCTGGGTGCAATCGGCCGGTACGACGCCTGGGCCGGTTCCCAGCCCGATACAGCCCTATCCTGACGAAACCTCGTGGTGGGGCGGTGTCTACGAGCCAGAGGTGGCTGCGTGTTACCTGGAGGCTGGCAAGCAGTTTCCCGATAACAGCGCTGCGTTCAGGTGGTTCTCGCGCTGCGGCTATTCAATCCGCGACGGGCTGACCAAGGAAGCGGCGATGGACAAGTGCATCAAAGAACTACGGGCCGCGCTGGGGCTGTGATCAATCAATCAAGAGGGAGAAGACGATGAACAAGAGCATTCTCAAGAGTAAGACGTTTTGGTTTCAGGTGCTGTCGATTGCCGCTGCCGTCAGCGGCGTGATTCCGGTGAGTGCGGAGACCGGGGCGATCATTGTCGGCCTGATCAACATCGCGCTTCGGGCGATCACTCGTGAGCCAGTCTCTGTCCCATGAGCGATGAGAACCTGACGCTCCTGCAACAGGCGCAAGCACAAGCGCGTCAGTCCACGCTGAGCGCAGGTGCAACGATGGACGGCCAGACTGGGGAAGCGCATCTGGCCGTCAGTAAGACATGGCGTAACGGCTGGAATATCAGTGCCTACGCTAAGACGCTGCTGGCGAAGGGCAAGAAGCCGACGACTGCCGCCGGCGTCGAGGTCACGAAGTCTCTGTGAGGCTGTAATCGACGACCAGCCCGAGGGCGTCGGCCACGGCCTTCTCCAGCCTCGCGCCGCGGGACGTTTCCCATCCTGGCAGCATCACGATCACTTCAGCTGTCAGCAGCGCGGCCAGGTCGGCGCGCATATGGGCCTCCCATGACCACGGGCCGGCGCCAGGTGGCGTGATCTCATGAGGGCTGATGACCTGGACGCCCTCAGCGCGCAACCGCTCAGCCGCGAACTGGAAGGCTGGATAATTGAGGTCAGGCAAGCCGGTCATCGGGCCGCTGAGGTACGCGATCATGCCGGCCCTCCCCGTGTCCGACGCCGTGGCGTGGTCGATCGAGACTCCAGCGCCGTGGTCGTTCCGCGAGGCCGCTGGTGGATGACGACGCCGGCTGTCTTGAGCGCGTCTAGGATGCGGCGCACGGTGCGTTCATGGCAGTCGAGCGCCTCGGCGAGTTCGGCTCGCGTCAGCCACGACCGAGCGGTCAGGTCGAGCAGCCGGAAGGCGACCGGAATCACGCTGTAGCGATCGTCGGTCATCGCGCCTGCTCGTAGATGGGGTGTTGTGGAGTAACAAACACGCGATCAGGGAACCGCCGCTGCTTGCGCTCGGCCCACGCCACATAAGAGCGCAGACCGTCGCACTTCGCGTCTTCCATGCGCCTCACCCACACCAAGGCATTCGCTCTTGCCCACTCCCAGGCTTGCAGTTCCCTGTCGATGCGGCGACCGCGCTGATGACCCAAGACGTGACCGAGTTCGTGGAGCGCGATGGCGTAGGTGACTGGCGACTTCACCTGGCGAATGGCTATGCGTTTCTTACGCCGATAGGCTCTGCCACCAGATGAGTGGCTGACGATCTCGATGTCGTGCGACTCAGCGAAGCTGGCAATATGCGAGGCCGCTGCGTCGAGGTCGAAGGTGTTCTTTTTATCCATGTCACTACTTCCCTTTCTTGAGGCATTTGGGGCAGGTAACGTCTTGCGCCGTAAGTTCGGGCTGGGAGATGCCGTCCAGATTCGACGCGCACGCAGCGAATGGGACATGCAGGCCCCCGTCAGCCCTGGTCAAGACAATCAGGCGATGCACGAATCGGGGCGCGTGCGTCTTCGCGTTCGACTTAACAGCTTTACCGTAAGTAATCATGTAGAGAGTATGACCGATACGGTCACACCATGTCAACCCCCACCAAATAGGCCGGAATCCGTCGATGTCGGGCGGCTGGGCGGCGGCTTGACAGCTCGCGCCGGCGGCTTATGACCTGTTCAAATATCCTAGTTGACACGTTCGGCGCAATCGCGTATGGTCTGAGGCTGCATGATCACCTTAGGTCAACGCCTGCGAATCTTCCGCGCTACGCACCAGCTCAGCCAGGTCGAGCTGGCGGCGCAACTCGGCATCAGCCAGTCCGCGTTGTCGCTGCTCGAGAACAACAAGGCGGCGAAGCAACTCGATGCCGACAACATCAAGCGCATCGCCACGTTTCTCACGAGGTCAAAACCATGAGCACGCCGGAACACGATGACGACTACGCCTACGACGCGACGAATCAGCCCAGCGGCGTCACCTTCTGCCGCGCCTGCCGCCAGCCGATTGAGGACGATGGCCCACATCAGTGGAACGGCTGGGACTGGCATGGTGACTGCCTGCCGCTGCATGTCATCGAGGGCCGCGAACAGGAAGCGCGAGATGACGAAGCGAGGGACAAATGATCGCCCTGCTGATACTGATTGTGCTGGCGGTGACGCTGGTGTGCTATTTCTGCGGCGAGCTATACGACTTAAGGAGTGAACAGTGAGCCTAGCCCTTGCGACCCATGACGCTCAGTCTGTGATGAGTCTCGAACAGGTAGACCTGATCAAGCGCACGCTTGCCGTCGGCGCGTCTGATGATGATCTCAAGCTGTTCCTGGCGCAGTGCCAGCGCACGGGCCTCGACCCGTGCTCGCGGCAAATCTACTGGATTAAGCGCGGCAATAAAGGCACGACACAAGTTTCGATTGATGGCTTTCGGGTCATCGCCGAGCGCAGCGGCGAGCTGGACGGCCAGGAAGTTCACTGGTGCGGCGAGGATGGCGAGTGGAAGGATGTCTGGCTGTCGAAGTCTGCTCCAGCGGCTGCGCGTGTCCTGGTCTATCGCAAGGGATGCCAGAAGTCATTCCCGGCTGTCGCGAAGATGGTCGAATACAACGCTGGTGGGCCGATGTGGACGAAGATGCCGGCCACGATGCTGGCAAAGTGCGCCGAGGCGCTGGCTCTGCGTAAAGCGTTTCCGCACCAGTTGAGCGGCCTCTACACCTCGGACGAGATGGATCAGGACGAGCGTCCAGAGCCCGTGGTGGTCGTGCCGGTCGAGGTGGTCATTCCAGAGGGCTTCGCGGCATGGTGGGATGATCTTGCGGCGGTGGCCGATGAAGGCCAAGTGGCGCTTGAGGCCGCATGGAAGGCATCCAGCTCTGAGCTAAAGCGCCATGCTCATCAGCAGCACCGCGAGACATGGCAGCACATCAAGGCGAAGGCTGCGCTGGTTGTTGTCGATGCGTAACTTTGTCGAGATTGCCGCACCTCAGAGGTCGCTTGAATGGTTCGCGGCTCGGGTGGGTCGATTGACCGGCTCCAAAGCGGCTGACGCGATCGACTTTCTCAAAACAGGCAGCAAGGGCGAATCGGCAAAGCGCCGGGACTATCGGTTCACGTTGTTGGCTGAGCGTCTCTCGGGTCAGCCTGATGAAGACGGGTTCGTGTCCGAAGCGATGCAGCGGGGCATCGACAAGGAGCCGGAGGCGCGAGATGCCTACGAGATTCTCACTGGTCGAGCGGCGATGGTGTCTGGGTTTCTCTCGCACACGTCGATCCTGGCCGGCTGCTCGCTGGATGCCCATGTCGGCGACTTCGACGGCCTGCTTGAGATTAAATGCCCGAAGACGGCCACGCACCTGGAATACCTGCGCGCTGGCGTCGTGCCAGCAAAGTATCTGCCGCAGATCACGCATAACCTGTGGATCAGCGGCGCGGCGTGGTGCGACTTCCTGAGCTTCGATGATCGGTTTCCCTCGGAGTTGCAGACGTTTCTGGTGCGGGTGAAGCGGGAAGACGTGGACATGGCTGCCTACGAAGCGGCGGCGTTGAAGTTTCTCGCGGAAGTGCAAGTCGAAGTGGACGCAATACGGACGATGACTAAGGGAGTGGCTGCTTGAGCCTATGGGATCGCGTCGGTGTTGGGGGCCACGACGACTGTTGGTTGTTTTCTGGAACTGTCGTGCGCGGATACGGGCAAATCCGCGTGGGTCGAAAAAGACATTACGCTCATCGACTGGCTTACGAATTGGCAAACGGTCCCTTCGATTCGTCACTAGATGTTCTTCATTCATGCGATACACCACTGTGCTGCAATCCGTCTCATTTGCGCGTGGGAACACAGAAAGAAAACACACTGGAAATGATAGCGAAGCGTCGGCATGCGTTTGGTGAACGTAACGGGAATGCCAAGCTAACCGAAGCGCAAGTTCGACAGATTAGGTCGTCCAGAGAAACGCATGTGGCGCTGGGCCGCAGGTTCGGTCTGTCTGCACAACGAATAGGTGAAATTCGGAGCGGTAAGGCTTGGAGATACTCAAAGACAGAAACGGGGTTGGCGTTATGAACGAGACATGCAAGAAAGACGAAAACGAGCTTGGCGCGCTTTGGCTGAAGCAGGGGAGTCGCGGGGAATACATGACTGGGACGATCAACGGCGTGAACGTCTTTTGCACGCCGACCAAAAGCGACAACCCGAAGGCTCCGACGTGGCGCGTGATGAAGTCGAAGCCGAAGATAGACCAGCCGTTGGATCAGCGCGCACCGCTGACTGACGCCGACGTGCCGTTCGCTTGGATCACGCCGCTCGTGATGCCGGCGGTGGGCTTGTTGGGTTTCCTGCTGGCCTAGTCATGATCGGCACGGCATCAGCGAAGCCAAGGCGCGGCACGGCGAAGCGGCAGAAAGCCGCCGGCAAGCGCAGCCAAGCGAAGGCCGACAAGCTCGTCTACCAGTCGGTCGACGCCCGTGACGGCCTTCGCTGCCGCATCTGCCTCGAGTATG